ATTTTATATCAGGATACTAAATGAGTATAGTTGCTGGATTGTTTAGACAAGTAGCTCCTGGGTTAATTGATAACCTAGAGGCTCAAGGTTTGTTTAGAGGAGTTGGTCGTTCTACTCCTAGTCTGACACCTGAGATGTTCATTGGTGGAGAAGGTGTTAGCAATTTAGGCAAAGCAGGATTAGTAGATGCTGATTCTTTGACTGCGACGATGGCAAGAGCAGAGCAAGACAGAGGCTTAATGTCTCCTGCTGAGTGGGACAAAGAGTATGGAGCAGTTGGCTTATCATATGATCCTACAGCTGAAAAAGCAATGTTTGAGATTAGTGATCGTAATGTTGATTTCCAAAAAGGAATCGATATTAATACCCTCACTAACAAAAACTACTATGGTTTTGATGAGATATTCAAAGCACCTACACTAAAGAAAAGCTATCCTGAGATAGCGGATGTAAAAATCCTAATGAAGGACGACAGTCAGAACACTGCTCTAGCAGCTTTTGATCCTGAGAACAACACCATTCAGTTCAATAGAAAGTCTCCTGCTTGGGATTCTTCTGATCCATTAGGAACTACTTTGCATGAAATACAGCATTATGTACAGCAAAGAGAAGGACTAACTGGAGGCGAAAGCTTCAGAGGTGTGTTGAATAGTAATCCCTTGTTTACGGATACTTATAAAACACTAGAACAAAAGATTAATCAATCTTCTCCTGACATCATTCGATTCTTAAAACAGAATCCTCGTTCTGGTTTTGATGTAGATTCAATTATTGAAGCCACTCAGTTTCTTAAACAGCGAAACGGTTTAACAATAGAGAAAGCATTAGAGCGTGGCTTTAATAGCAAATCATTAGCTACTAAATTTAAGAAGATGGTAGACGCTAAGAATGATGACGGATCTTTAAAGTTTCAAAACTTAAACGATATTCTATTTTTAAAAGATGTTAACTCTGCTGCCTACAACACAGCAGCTGGAGATTACATGCGAGTAGCTGGTGAGACATTTGCTAGGCAAACAGAGCAGCGTAGGCTTCTTTCTCCTGAAGAGCGTTTAGCAACTCCTGCTATGCAAGCAATTGATGATGATCGTATTAATAAACTATACAACATTAATACTACCAATCTAACTCCTCCTAGAACACAAGCAACACAGCAAGAAGCGTTTGCTGATCCGTTTGCTATGCAAGTACCACAATCCACAATCCCTGAAGGAATGTAATAATGGCTGAATTTAAAGAAGACAAGATGACGGAAGACGATAAAGAGTTAGTATCTTTTATCGTTGATCAGTGTAATACATGGCGAGATCACCGTGATGTCAACTACCTGGATAAGTGGGAAGAGTATGAGCGTTTGTTCCGTGGTATCTGGGATTCAGCAGATAAGACTCGTGAGTCTGAGCGTAGTCGCTTAGTTACTCCTGCGCTGCAGCAAGCTATTGAGTCCAAGCAAGCAGAGATCTCTGAAGCTGTGTTTGGTCGTGGAGAGTTTTTCGATATCGCTGACGATAGGAACGATCAAGATCCTACTGATGTAGCTCTAGTTCGTAAACAGATGCACGAAGACTTTAAGACTTCACGCATTAAGAAGTCCTTAGATGACATCATCTTACTAGGTGAACTCTATGGTACTGGTATCGGTGAGATCCTAGTTAAAGAAAAGACAGTGATGTCTCCAGCTACTCAGGCTATCCCTGGAACTGAGATGGCAGCTATCGGTGTACAAGAGACAAAGCAGTTCATGATTGATCTGTATCCTGTCAATCCTCGTAACTTCCTTATCGAGCCTAATGCTCGTACAGTGGAAGACTCTCTTGGTGTTGCTATTGAAGAGTATGTCTCTTACCACTCTGTGGTTCGTAGCATTGCTGATGGTACATACCGTAAAGTAAACATCATGCCTAGCTACTCCAACATGGAGTTAGAGCCAGTACAAGAAGTAACCCATGAGCAGGATGATCGTATTCGTGTTACTCGTTACTACGGTTTAGTTCCTCGTGAGTACCTTGAGAATGTAGACAGAGAAGAAGGTGCTGAAGTAGTTGACCTCTTCCCTGAAGGTTCTAAAGGTGAAGACTACCAAGACATGGTAGAGGCTATCGTTGTGATTGCGGATGACCAGTACTTACTCAAGGCTGAAGCTTCTCCTTACATGATGAAGGATCGTCCTATTGTTGCTTATCAAGCTGACTCGATGCCAGGTCGTTTCTGGGGTCGTGGTACTGCTGAGAAGGGCTACAATATGCAGAAGGCTATCGATGCTCAGATCCGTAGCCACCTAGACTCCTTAGCTTTAACCACAGCACCAATGATGGCGATGGATGCTACAAGGCTTCCTCGTGGTGCTAAGTACGAAGTACGTCCAGGTAAGAACATGCTGGTCAACGGTAACCCTAATGAGATCATGATGCCATTCAAGTTTGGCACAACTGATCCAGCTAACTTCCAGACAGCACAGAACTTCCAAGGAATGCTCCAGCAAGCCACAGGAACGCTCGATAGCACTGCTATGCCAGGTCAGGTAGCAGGTGGTGAAGCCTCTGGCGCAGGACTCTCTATGGCTCTCTCAGGGCTAATGAAGAAGAACAAGCGTACCTTGATCAACTTCCAAGAAGATTTCCTGATTCCATTCATTACTAAGGCTGCGTATCGCTTCATGCAGTTCGATCCAGACCGTTATCCAGTACAAGACTTTACCTTTATCCCTGTTTCTACTATGGGAATGGTAGCTCGTGAGTACGAACAACAGCAGATGATGGGTTTAATGTCTACTTTAGGACAGTCTCCTATCACTCCAGTACTGTTGCAGGGTATTATTCAGGGTTCTAGTATCTCTAATCGTGAAGAAATCATCGCTAAGCTCCAGGAAATGAGCCAACCAGACCCAATGCAGCAGCAAATGCAGCAGATTGCTATGGAAACAGCGATGGCACAGCTACAAAAAGTACAAGCTGAGGCAGCTAAAGCTCTTGCAGAGGCTAAGAAGGCTGATGCACAGGCTGCAGCAGTACCTACTGAGACTCAAGCAAAGGTTATGACTGCTCTTAACAAGGATGCAGCTGAAAGAAATGACTTTGAGAAGACTGTAAAGATTGCTGAGCTTGCTTTAAAGAAAAAGAGATGGAAAACAATCTAAGAGTAGTTGAAGTTCAGATGGCTGACAAACAAATACAGAAACAAAAAGACTTAGAATTTAAATCCAAATACGCATGAACTTTAAAACCATAACTTTAGCTGATGTTTCTACTGAAGCAAAGGTAGAGACTCTTGGAATAGTCCTTGACAAAGTAATTGAAGAACTTTCTTCTAATGTCCAGACTGTTGAGAAACAGATTGGTCCACAAGGAGAGAAGGGAAGCAAAGGAGACAAGGGAGATCAAGGTGTTTCTGGTAAAGACGGTAAAGATGGTTCTAATGGTAGAGACGGTACTAACGGAAAAGATGGTAAAGACGGCAAAGACGGTGAAGATGGAGTAGATTCCCCTGCAATTGTAAATGCTGAGATTGCACTTGATGATGCTCTTCTACTAACTCTTTCTGATGGCTCTCAGATTAAAACAACCAATCCTATTGTAGGACCTAAAGGACCAGGCGGTATGAATGGTGCTCAAGGACCAATGGGATTACAAGGTCCACAGGGTGAACAAGGTATCCAAGGAACAGCAGGTGCTACAGGCACAACTGGACCACAAGGAGAGCAAGGTATTCAAGGTATTCAGGGTGTTGCTGGTCCTACAGGTTCACAAGGCATCCAAGGTATCAAAGGCGACACAGGTGACACAGGCGCTACAGGTGCTCCTGGCACATCTGTAAACATCAAAGGCGAAACTGCAACGGTTGGTGCTTTATCTTCTAGCGGTAATGCCATTGGTGACGCATATATTGTTACAGCAGACGGTAATCTATACACATGGACTGGTAGTTCGTGGCTTGATGTAGGTCAAATAGTTGGACCACAAGGCGCTACAGGCTCTCAAGGTATCCAAGGCATACAAGGTGTCAAAGGAGATACTGGAGATACAGGTACACAGGGCATACAAGGTATCCAAGGCATACAAGGTGTTAAAGGTGACACTGGAGATACTGGACCAGCGGGTACTACAGGGACCGCAGGTACTAACGGAACGAATGGTACGAATGGAGTTGGTGTTCCTGTTGGTGGTACTACAGGTCAATTCTTATCTAAGATAAACGCTACTGATTACAACACACAGTGGATTACACCTGCTGCAGGCGGTGGAGGCTCATTAACCAGTTCTGAGGCTTCATTAGCGACTGATGTTCAGATGCCTACATCAAACACATGGTATGACGGTCCTAGCGTATCCCTAGCAGCAGGGACATGGTTAATTAATACGCATACCACACTAGCAAGAACAGCTACTACTGCGTTAACTTACTTTAATAGATTGACAGACGGTACAAATCACCATGCTAGTTCCTCGCAGTATCAGGCTTCGGTAGCAAACCACACAGTCAGTATAGGGTTATCTGCAGTTATCACCCTAGCCAGTACAACTACAATTAAGATACAAAGCACCTCAAATGCAGGAGCAACCAGCGTACTAATGAAGGCAGCTCTATTAGCTAACGGATCTGGAAATAATGCTACTCAGATTACTGCTGTAAAAATAGCTTAAAAAGTACTTGACATTTTAGTAAAAGTGTGGTATAATATTTACTATATCACAAATAATCTCCAAAGTCAAGGAAAAAGATTACAATGAATCGAGTTTTAAAGAATTGCCCAGTTTGTAAGACGCTAGATCACCCTAAAGCAGAGGCTAAAGGACATCTATGTAGTCCTTGTGCAGTAGAAAGATCACGTACTTGGTATAAAGAAAATCCTGAAAAGTATTTCTTTAATCAAATCAAGGCTAAATACGGAATTTCTAAAGAGAACTATTTAGGGTTAGTTGAACAGCAGGACAACAGATGTGCAATTTGTGGTAATGAAGAAACAGCCCCTAATACATGGAAGAAAGATAAACCACGTAGATTAGCTATAGATCATTGTCACGAGACAGGTATTATTAGAGGTTTGCTGTGCTATCGCTGTAATACTACTTTAGGAAAAGTAGAAGATAATCCTGAGTTGCTTAGAAATATGGCAGCTTACTTAGAAGGAGACAGCATATGAACAGGGAGCTGCAAAATTATTACGAGAATAGATTTGCTATGATGACTACTCAGGGTTGGAAAGACCTGGTAGAAGACATCCAAGTAATGATAGATGCTACAGACCGCATAGGCGGTTTAGAAACAGAACAACAACTCCACTTCAAGAAGGGCGAACTGTCCATCATGAACTGGATTAAGACTTTAAGAGAGTCTAGTACAGAAGTCTATGAGCAACTTTCTGAAGAGGAAGACAATGCCTAGAAGGATGTACGATTTTAAATGTAAAGATTCGCATATCACTGAGTCCTTCGTCGATGTTGACATAAAAGAAGTTCAGTGTAGCGTTTGTGACGAGGTTGCTACTCGTATCATCTCCCCTGCGACGATCTCTTTAGATCCAGTCAGTGGGTTGTACCCTTCAGCTACATCGAAGTGGCACAAAATGAGAGCTGAGAAGCTGGCTGTGGAGAGGAAAACAACAGCAAATCACGGCTCATAAGTGAACTCTTGATCACCGAGCTATTTTTAATTATCCTAAAATCGCATTGCGACAGGAGTATACATGGCTGCTAATTTTATCGAACTGCAAGAAGAGACTCAAGAAGAAGATATCACCGAATTAAAACAAGGTGACAGTACAATCCCAGAAGCTGAAGATACTAGCTCAGCACAACCTGAAGAGATTGCTAAAGAACCTGAAGTACCTGAGAAGTATCGTGGTAAATCTCTTGAAGAGGTTGTCCGCATGCACCAAGAATCTGAAAAGCTTATCGGTCGTCAGGCACAAGAAGTAGGTGAGAACCGTCGTTTACTTGATCAATTCATTAAGCAACAACTCGAATCTAAACAAGAAGCACCGCCAAGTAAAGCACAAGAGATTGATTATTTTGAAGATCCTGCAAAGGCAATTAATCAGGCAGTAGAGAATAATCCTATTCTAAAGCAGCTACAAGAACAACAAGCTCAACAGGCTCAGTTGGTTGCAAAGCAAACTATAGAGAAGGCTCATCCTGATTATTTAAGTGTAGCACAGTCTGATGATTTCGCAGCATGGATTCAAGCTTCTAAAGTCAGAGTACAGCTATTCGCTCAAGCCAGTAACTATGATGTAGATTCAGCTTTAGAACTCCTGGAAACTTACAAGTCTCTTAGAGGAATACAAGCACAGAAGGCAGAAGCAACTAAAGCTGCTGATGAATCACTGAAGAAGACTGACGAAGAGAGTCGTGGTAAAGCACTTAAAGCAGCCTCCGTCCAACAAGGTGGTACAGGTGAATCGACAAAAAACATTTATCGTCGTGCAGACTTAATTCGCTTAAGAATGCAAGACCCAGCTCGATACGAAAGTATGGCAGATGAGATTCTCAATGCCTACGCAGAAGGACGAGTTCGGTAACTTTAATTTATAATTTTATTTAGGAGTATTAAAAATGGCAACAGCAGCATACCCAGGTGGATCGGGATCGATCGTAGCAAAGACACAAGCAGATAAGTTTATTCCAGAAATTTGGAGTGACGAAGTAGTAGCTGCTTATAAGAAAAACTTGGTTCTCGCAAACCTCGTTAACAAGATGACCATGAAGGGCAAGAAAGGTGACACGCTTCACATTCCTAAGCCAACTCGTGGTGTGGCAACTGCTAAGGCAGCTAACACAGCAGTAACAATCCAAGCTGATACCGAGACTGAAGTTCTAGTTTCTGTTGACCAGCACTTCGAGTACTCACGTTTCATTGAGGACATCGTTGAAGTACAAGCTCTTGCATCACTCCGTCGCTTCTACACAGAAGATGCTGGCTATGCATTGGCTAAAAAGATTGACGACACCTTGTTCCAATTAGGTAAGTCTTTCGGTAACGGTGACGCTTCTGACTGGACACACAGCACCAGCTATTATATCGACTCTTCTACTGGTTTAACTGCTTACGCAGAAGACACTGTAGTTAGTGGCGACGTATTCACTGACGCTGGCTTCCGTGCCTTGATCAAGCTCATGGACGATGCTGATACCCCAATGGATGGTCGTTTCTTCGCAGTACCTCCATCACTCCGTGCTGCTATCATGGGCATCGATCGCTACAATTCTAGCGACTTCGTTGATGGTCGTGGTGTTCAGAACGGCATGATTGGTCAGCTGTATGGTATCGATATCTATGTATCGAGCAACTGCCCTGTAATCGAAACTGATGCTAACAACAGCGTTGGTGGCGATGTTAAAGCAGCTATCTTGGCTCACCGTGATACAATGGTGTTGGCTGAGCAGATGGGTGTTCGTTCACAGACTCAGTACAAGCAAGAGTACCTCTCAACTCTGTATACTGCCGACACGCTGTACGGTGTTAAAGTAGTACGTCCAGAGACTGGCTTTGTATTAGCAGTTAACGGCTAAGAAGTAAGTAACCAGGATAGCCCTTTAATTAGGGCTGTCTTGTTTAAGGGTTCTTTAATAAGAGTCTTTAAACAAGTCAAGGAGAAAATGAATGGCGATATACCGAGGTGAAGGTGGAGCTGGTGATGCTACAGCAGACGCTTCCAACGCAGCAGCCTTAGCAGATAGCTTTGCAGACGCAGCCAACGCTTCTGCAGGTCAAGCAGCAGCCAGTGCTGCCTCTGCCTTAGCAGCCAAAGTAGCTGCAGAGCTTGCAGAGACTAATGCTGAATTAGCAGAAACTAACGCTGAAACTGCCGAAGCTGCAGCAGAAGCAGTACTTACAGACGCTGGATTTATTGTTGTTGCTGCTGACTTACAAGGCACTGACACAATTGGTACAGTTGCTACTAACATTGCTAACGTCAATGCAGTCGGTAACAACATTGCCAATGTCAACGCAGTAAACGCCAACGAAGCTAACATCAATACCGTAGCAGGTATATCCGCTAATGTCACAACTGTTGCTGGTATCTCTAGCAATGTCACGACTGTAGCTACAAATAATGCCAATGTGACAACCGTTGCAGGTTCGATAGCCAATGTAAACACTAACGCTACAAACATTGCAAACATTAACCAGAACGCTGCCAACATCGTAGCGATTCAGAACGCATCCGCTAACGCTACCGCTGCTGCGAGTAGTGCCACCGCTGCTGCTGGCTCTGCTACCTCAGCAAGCGCTAGTGCTGCTGCTGCATCCGCTGTAGCTCTAGGAAACGAACCAGTTCGTCACTCAGTTCGCCCAAGCCTACTCTTAGACTTTGCTAACACTAAGACCTTAGACCCACGCATTACTTTCACAAGAGCATCTACTGGTACTTACTATGATGGCAAGACTGTAGCTAAGGCTGAGGAGAATTTGTTTATCTACTCACAAGAGTTTGACAATGCTGCTTGGCCAAAGGTAAGTGCCATAGTCACGGCAAACTCTACAACAGCCCCAGACGGCACAACCACTGCTGAAACTTTAACTGAAACTGCCACAACAGCTGCTCACTATATCATTCAAACAAACTCTACTTTTACTTCTGGACTTCCTTATATCTATTCAGTTTATGTAAAAAAAGGAACAGGAGCATCAGCAAGAGATTTTATCCAGCTTGGTTTTACTGCAACTCCATTTGGCTCAAACGCTTATGCAAACTTTAACATCTCTACAGGCTCTGTCACTTTAACTGGAGCAGGAGTATCATCAGCCTCTATTACTGATGCTGGTAATGGTTGGTGGAGATGTGCTATTTTTGATACCCCCACCAGTACAGCATCAGGAAGTGTTTTTATAACCTGTATTACAACAAGTACAGCAGTACTTGTTGAATCTTTTGCAGGAAGTGTTGATGCAAATGTATTTATCTGGGGCGCACAGCTCGAACAGCGTAGCGCAGTATCTGCATACACAGTTACCACTACTGCACCTATCACTAACTACATCCCAGCTCTGCAAACTGCTGCTGCTGGAGTAGCTCGCTTTGAACACAATCCAGTTACAGGTGAGAGTTTAGGGTTAGAGATTGAGGAGCAGAGGACTAATCTAAATATTTATTCTGATGATTTTGCAAATGCGGCTTGGACTAAAACCAGAGCAAGCATTACATCAAATACTATTATCTCTCCTGATGGCACTTTAAATGGTGATAAGTTAGTTGAAGATACTACAGCTACTAATACGCATACTACTTTTGTAACTGCAATAACATCATCTGCTACAACTGCATACACTTTTACTGTTTATGCTAAAGCATCAGAAAGAAGTTGGCTTAATATTCAATTAACTTCTACTCCTTTTGGAACAACAACAAGAGCTTGGTTTGATTTATCAACTGGAAGTTTAGGAACGCAAACTAATGGAACAGCAACAATAACTCTTGTTGGTAATGGGTGGTATAGGTGTTCTTTTACAGCTACAACGACTGTTGGCGGTTCACTAAGCGGTAGCTTGTTGCTTGCAACTGGTAATAACTCTAGCTCATACACAGGCGATGGCTACTCAGGCATCTACATCTGGGGCGCACAACTAGAGGCTGGCTCATTCGCTACTAGCTATATTCCTACTGTGGCTTCTCAGGTAACTCGTAGTGCTGATGCAGCAAGCATGACTGGTACTAACTTTAGTAGCTGGTATAGAGCTGATGAGGGTACTTTGTATGCTGAAGCTAACTATAAGGCATCTGCAAGTGTAAGTGCTGGACTAGCAACATTAACAGACAACCCACTATCACAGCAATGGTTTAGTATTTTTGCATCAACTACTGGAATAGCAGCTCTTAGAAGGCTTAATGGGGTTGCTGGTTCAACTATTGTTAGTACAAATTCATTGGGAACAGCGGGAAATATAAAGGCTAGTTTCTCATATAAAGTAGCTGGTACAGATGCCGTTGTCAACAATGGAGGAACTGTGGTTACTGCTAATGGACTTACCAACGCACCAGCTAATACTCAGTTGCTAATTGGTACATACAATACTGGCTCAAACCCAACCGCTGTCAACGGCACAGTTCGTAAGATTGCCTATTATGCCAAGCAGCTTACCAATGCCGAAATCCAATCGCTTACCACTATCTAAGGAACAGATATGTACTTTGATAAATACTTAAAATTCACAGACGAGGCACAAGCCAACTCTGTTCTGTACACCAAAGTCCCTACTGCGTGGAGTGAAGTTGTTGCAATGGATGAGCCACCAGTAGCTACAGAGTGGATGGACAAGCCTAACTACGACAACATCGACATCATCGGCACTATCTACAATCCAACTGGTGCAGTAGAAACAGTTGATGAGATGGAAGTACCAGTCATGGTTGCACTCGATGGCTACCATGTAAACATTCGACACAGCGCACAAGCTCCAGAGCTGGATGCTTACGCTGTTACACCAACAAACCCCCGCCGTGTGTGGGCTGGAGATAAATAATGCCGAGTTTAATTGGAAACAAACCGAATCAGGTGCCTAGCAATGGTGACTTAGGTACTTTAGCATTTCAAGATGCTAACGCTGTAATTATTACTGGCGGTACAGTTTCTAACTTGCAGAACATAAGCAATGTATTTGCAATTCAACCGACTCCGTCAGCAATTAACGCATCTACTACTTTAACTATTGCTCAGTTATTAACTGGAATCATTACAACCAACAGCGCAACGGCAGTCGCATTTACTTTGCCAACAGGAACATTAACAGACGCTGGTGTCTTGGGTGGTTTTCTTTTAGTTGACCAATCATTTGACTGGAGCATTGTTAATACAGGTTCAGCAGTTGGAGTTGTTACTGTTTCTGGCGGTACAGGCAATACTCTTGTTGGCTCAGGGATGCTTGCTATTACTACCTCAGCCACCTTCAGAACTCGCAAGACTGCTGCCAATACTTTCACCACTTATAGAATTGCTTAATTATGAACGACATCAACCCTGTAGAGTACGGTAAGCTGGTACAGTCCGTAGACAACCTAGAGCGTAAAGTAGATGCTTTAGAAGTAGACATTAAAAAGCTAGTTGCTATGGCTGAACGCAGTAAAGGTTCTCTATGGGCTTTGATGGGAGTTGCTTCTGTTGCTGGTGCGTTCATCAGCTACATGACTGAGTTAGTGTTTAAAAAGTAAACTATGAGACCAGTATCCGTCGGTATTAATTTAACTCCTACTGTCAAGACAACAGTGTTTACTGTTCCGACAAGACAAGTAGCAAAGTTTAATTTACTCTTTGCGTCAAATCACACCGCTTCTGCTAAGAACTTTACAGCGTATTGGTATGATAAAAGCAATAACACTGAAGTGTCTATTGTTGAGGATTATCCGTTAGCAGCTAAGACATTCTTAAAGTTTGACGGTGGTGCTTATATCGCTCTTGAAGAAGGTGATGAAATACGGTTATTGGTTGAAGCAGGTGCAGACTGTTCAGCTATCTGTACCTTTGAATTAGAAACAACCTCGCCAGTACAGTATCAACAATATTAAGGACAACTATGCCACTTAAATCAGGTAAGTCAGACAAGGTTATTTCAGCTAACATCCGTAAAGAGATGAAGTCTGGCAAACCTCAGAAACAAGCCATCGCTATTGCTTTAAGTAAGGCTGGACAATCTAAACCACAACCAAAGAAAAGGAAGTAATCATGCCAATGGTCAAAGACAAGAAGTTCCCTTACACTGCTAAAGGTAAGAAAGAAGCTAAGTCGTATGCTATGAAAACAGGAGCAAAGATGACTACTCCTAAAGCTAAACCAGCTAAGAAGATGGGGTCAATGCGTGGCTACTAAGCCAGGTTTATATTCCAACATCGCTGCCAAGAAAGCTCGTATCAAGGCTGGCTCTGGTGAGAAGATGCGTAAGGTAGGTAGCAAAGGTGCTCCTAGTGCTAAGGACTTTAAAGATGCTGCTAAGACAGCAAAGAAGAGGAAGTAATGCCTAAGAAAGCATTCCAGAACCCTGAAGGGGGTCTTAACCAGAAAGGTAGAGACTACTATAACAAGAAGACTGGATCGAACCTGAAGCCTCCTGTGTCTGCTGCTGAGGCTAAGAAATCCCCTAAAGCAGCTGGTCGTCGTAAGTCCTTCTGTGCTCGTATGAGTGGTGTTAAAGGGGCTATGAAGGATGAGAAGGGAAGACCAACTCGTAAAGCCCTGGCACTCAAGAAGTGGGATTGCTAAAAATAATAGTTGACTTTTGTACCAATATGTGGTATAATATTTAATACTTATAAGGTTGTATAATGACATTTCTAGAAATCGTAAACGATGTTTTAATCAGACTGCGTGAGAATGAAGTCACCTCAGTCGGTGATACAACTTATTCTAAATTAATAGCTAAGTATGTTGTTGATGCACAGCGTTCTGTTGAAGATGCTTACAACTGGAATAGCCTGTGTGTTACCTTATCTGCTGTAACTTCCCCTCAGTTATTCAACTATGTTCTTGTAGGCGCAGGTGTACGCTTCAGGGTATTAGATGTTATTAACGATACCAGTAACTGCTTCATGGAGTATCGTAGCACATCTGAGATGAACAACCTGTTCCTTAATTCTACTGCTCAGCGTGGTGCTCCTAAGTACTTTAACTTTAATGGTTTTAGTCCTGAAGGAGATACTCAGGTAGACATCTATCCTATCCCTGACGCTGCATATGACATACGGTTTAACATCGTACAGCCTCAAGATCCTCTTCGATTTGATAGTGATAAACTCCTAGTTCCTGATGAACCAGTTATCTTCTTAGCTACTGCTAAGGCATTGGCTGAGCGTGGAGAAGATGGTGGTATGGCTTCTGCTGAGATGTACACCCTATACAAGGAATCATTAGGAGACCACATCGCTAATGAATCTAGTCGCCACCCAGAAGAAGCACAATGGATTAGCGTCTAATGGCTAGTCCAATGACTACTGCGTCTATCGCAGCTCCTGGCTTCTACGGTTTAAACACACAAGATAGCTCTGTTACCTTGTCTTCTGGCTTTGCTCTCAAGGCTCAGAATTGTATCATTGATAAGGCAGGTCGTATCGGTGCTCGTAGGGGTTGGTCTAAGGTTAATGCTGTCAATACTGACTTAGGTTCTGCTGCTGTTGAACTGATGTTTGAACTGGTTGATGGCGGTGCTAATACCATCATCTCTGCTGGTAACAACAAGCTATTCACTGGTCGTACTACATTAACACAGAAGCTAGTTCGCAATGCTGCTAACTCAGCTAACATTACTTACACCATTACTGCTAACAACTGGCAAGCAGCAGCTATGTCATATGGCGATGCTAATGACTTCCAGCCTCATGCTTACTTAGTACAGGCTGGACATCCTGCTTTAGTGTATCATGAGTTACCTGTCTCTGGTGGAGACCCTCATGACCATGACTCAGGTACATTTGGATTCCAACAAGTAGCAGACATTGGTACATTACCAGCTAATCACAGCTCTTCTACCTTTAAACCAAACACAGTCTTATCTGCTTTTGGTCGTATCTGGATGGGTGATATTGTTGGTGATACACAGACTGTATACTTTAGTGACTTACTTCGTGGCTCAGACTTTACTACTGGCTCTGCTGGTTTCTTAAACCTACAAGAAGTGTTCCCTAACGGAGACCCTATCGTTGCTATGGCAGCGCACAATGGATTTTTAATTATATTTGGTCGTAAGAACATTGCTATCTATGCTAACCCCATAGACACCAGTAGCTTAGTATTGCAGGATATTATCTATAACACAGGCTGTATTGCTCGTGACTCAGTACAGAATATTGGTACAGATATTATCTTCTTGTCTGATTCAGGTGTTCGTAGCTTACAGCGTATCATCCAAGAGAAGTCATTACCTATGCGTGACTTGTCTAAGAATGTTCGTGATGACCTTATGGCTAACGTAGACTCTGAAACAGTAGCAAACATTAAAAGCATTTACTTTGATAGAGAAGCATTCTATTTGTTGTCTCTACCTACTACTAAGTATGTGTATTGCTTTGATACTCGTGGTGCATTGCAAGATGGATCAGCTAGGGTTACTATCTGGGATCATATTGAACCTAAGTCTTTCTGTATTACTCAGGCTAAAGAGCTACTCATAGGTAAGCCAGGATACATCGGTAAGTACGGTACATACAAAGACGATACCACTACATATCGATTCCAGTACTATACTAACTACTTTGACTTTGATGCACCCACTAAGTTAAAACTTCTTAAGAAAATTAACATGGTTGTGATTGGTGGTTCTAACCAAGCAGTAGCTGTTAAGTGGGGCTTTGATTATAAAGATCAGTACTTTGCTGCTACACGTCAACTAGGTGCTGCTGTATCTTTTGAATACAACAACACTAAAGTAGATACTGTTCCTGGGTTTACTGAGTACAATGATGCAGAATATAGTTCAGGTATTGTATTAGATAAGTTCATTACACATGCTGGTGGTCAAGGTACAGTAATGCAGATTGGATTAGAAACAGACATTGATGACAGTCCTCTGTCAGTACAGCGTATCGATGTATACATCAAACAAGGTAAAACAGTTTAAGGAACACTATGGCAAATTACACTAAAGCAACTAACTTCACAGCTAAGGATAGTCTTCCTACTGGAGACTCTGCTCGTATCGTTAAAGGTACTGAGATTGATACTGAGTTCACTGCAATCTCTTCTGCTATTGCATCTAAAGCAGATAGCAATAGTCCTACATTTACTGGTACTCCTGCTGCTCCTACAGCTGTTGCTGGAACAAACACAACTCAGTTAGCTACCACAGCCTTTGCTACTGCAGCAGCTCTTGCAGCTTTCCCTGCTGGTGGTATTATTATGTGGTCTGGTTCTATTGCTTCTATTCCTACTGGTTGGACTTTGTGTAACGGCTCTAGCGGTACTCCTGACTTACGAGATAGGTTTGTTATTGGTGCTGGTACTCTCTATGCTGTGAATGCTACTGGTGGCTCTAAGGATGCTACGCTTGTGTCTCATACACACACCGCCACTAACACACTCGCTAACGCTGCTCATCGACACTTTACGGTAGTTAATGCTGAACAAGGCAATGAAGGTTCTTTAAACAACTCAAATACTATTGTAAGACGAGGTACTTTTGGTGGCGATTATAGCTACGATTTTGCATCGAATGCAAGTGAAGGTAACATTGGTTTAACCAGCACTGCTGGCGGTAGCTTAACAGTTACAACTGCTGTGTCTACAGAAGGTTCTTCGGCTACTAACGCTAACCTGCCACCATACTTGGCACTAGCGTACATTATGAAGCTGTAATGGTAAAAGTACCAGTAGTGAATCGTAGAGATTATACGATGTTTCTAGAACTATACAGTAACATGCTTTGGTTTCATACAGATGTATTTAAGTGGACACCAGAAGTAAAGAAAGAATACCTTAAAGATTTAGAAGTACTACAGCATTTAGTAACAGTACCCTTAGTAGCACTAGTAGAAGAGACAGACAAGAAATTAGCTAAGTTTGGAGAATCTACAGGTTGGACTAAGTTTGATAGATTAACAGTGAATGATAAAAGATATGATGTATATACTAGGAGCAAATCATGGGTAGTATAGTAAGTAAAGTACTAGATCCTTTTACAGGGGCTGGAGAAACTCGTAGAGCTGGTGAAGCTGCTGCTAATCAACAAAGACAAGCAGGTCTTACTGCTGCTAATATCTCTGCCTTCCGTCCAGTAGGAATGACTACCAGGTTTGGTACATCTCAGTTTACTCGTGAGATTGATCCAGCTACTGGTGTTCCTTATATCTCTGCTGCTGGATATACAGCTGCTCCTGAGTTAGCTGGATTACAGGATAGACTGTTCGGTCAGTTTGGTGCTGGTCTTACTCAAGCTGAACAGATGGGTCAGCAGTATGCCCCACTAGGTGCAGGTGCTCAACAGCTATTTGGTCTTGGTCAACAGTACTTAGCTACTTCTCCTGAGCAAGCAGCTCAAGATTACATGACAAGTCAGCAAGCATTGTTAGCTCCTAGTCGCTCTGCTCAGTTAGCTCAGACACGCTCTGGTTTGTTTGGTCGTGGTCGTGGTGGCTTAGGTGTACAAACAGGTACTGGCACTGCTCCTGCTAGTCCTGAGATGCAAGCCTACTACAATGCCTTAGCTCAGCAAGACTTAGCCTTGGCATCGCAAGCTACTCAAGCTGGTATGCAGAGAGCTACTTATGGTGCTGGTTTATTAGGCACTGCTGGTAGCTTACTAGGTGCTCAGACTGCTGGTCAGGTAGGTGCTTACTCACCACTACAAACTCAGTTAGGTTTATCTGGTCAGGTAGAACAGATGGCTCAGCAACCATATCAATTAGGTATGCAATTAGGCACAGCTCAGATACCAGGTCAACAGGCTAGTGGACAGCAGTACTACGGTGGACAAGCACAAGGTGCTGCTACTCAGTACGGTGCTACGATGGCTGCTAATCAGATGAACAATCAGTTCTTACAATCTGCTATTGGTGCTGCAACGATGGGCATGGGTGGCGGTGGAGGCGGAGGTGGGTCTAGTTTATTTGGTTCAGTAGGTAACATGTTTGGTAATCCAATGACAGCGTGGCAGTACGGTACTAATATCGGCTCACAACAGACTCGTATGTTAGCAGATCAAATGAGAGGTTTCTAAGATGGGACAACCAACAAACTATTTATTAGGCGGTCAAGCAGGACTCTTAGGTGCAGACCCAGAGTTGTATCGTCAACAGTTACTACAGCAAGAGCAAGCTCGTGTTGCTGCTATGCCAGCACAGAATCAATTAGCTGGTACACTCGGTGGATTACTTGGTCGTGGTATCTCTAACGTGGCACAAGATCGTGGCTTCTTTGAAGTTACTAATCCTGTATTACAGAAACTAACTAGCATTCAGAGTGTATACAACCGAGTAATGCAAGACTCAGATCCTAACGATCCTATGTCTTTCTATAAGAACTTACAGACTGGATTTGCAGAAGCTGGCTTAGGTCAACAAGCACTGATGGCTACGCAGGAACTAAGGAAAGTAGAAGAGCAGGGCATTAAGACTGAAGCTGCTAAGACAGACCTCTATAAAAAGAATCCTGCACTGCTTGATACACAGATTGCGAAAGCTCGTGATCTTGGTGATGATAAACTTGCTAATCAGTTGGCTCAACAGCGTGGTCAGATTCAAGTACAAGTTGATCTTGATCGTCAGAAAGAACTGGCTCAGCTTGGTTTGCTTGGTGCTCAGACTGAAGCTCAAAGAGCATTGGCTAAGAAGTATGCAACTGAGATTGAACAAGGTAAGATTAATGTTACCTCTATCTCTGATGGGCTAGGCGGTGGTACTATTGTCTACGCTGATAAGACTGGTAAAGAAGTTAACCGTATTGTCGTAACACCAGAGATAGTCAACAGAGGTGCTGCTAAGCCTGGAGATACTCCTAAAGGTGAGCGTAAGCCATTAGAAAGCTTTGGCAATGTTCAGCCTCCTGCAGCTGCTGTATCGGCTCAGCCATCTATGACAGATCGAGTTGTGTCTTCAGCTCAACAACTGTTGAATCTTCCTAGTGCTGCTATGGGTGCTATCGCTCCAGCTAACTATACAAGAGAGAATAGAGATGCTGCTATCCTAAGAATCAATCCTAACATAAACCTCAGTGCGCTATCGGAAGCAGACAAGCAAATCATCGCTACACAACTAGGATTATAAATGGCTATCTTTGATGTTATTGCTGCAAAGAAAGAAGGCTACTCGGAAGATGAGATTGCTCAGTATCTAGCACAGCAGTCTGGGTTTGATTACTCAGCTGCTTTGTCTGAAGGCTACAAGCCTAAAGAAATTCTCACTCACCTGAATAAAACAGGTGCTACTCCTTTAGAGACCTTCAAGCAGTCTGCTCGTCAAGAGATGGGTTCTGAGATTACTGGTGCTCGTCAGTTGCTAGGTCAAGAACCTACCGATACTGCAGAGGAGTCTCTCCGTCGTCAGATGGAAGCAGAGAACCCAGTAGCTGGTGTCTTAGGTACACTTGCTGGTGGCTTAGTAAACCCATCTTCTTTACTTCCTGGTGCTGTATTCTTTAAAGGTGCTAAAGGCTTAATCGCTGGTGGTGCTGTAGCTGGTGGTATCAGCGGAGCACTACAACCTAAGTATGAAGAAGAAGATCTAGGTAGACTAGCTACTGCTGGTCTTGGTATCGCTGGTGGTGCAGCCATTGCAGGTGCTTTAGTTGGTGGCGGTCGTGGCATAGCTAAGATATTTAATAAGCTTACCAACAAGATAGAAGAAGTACCAGTCAATAAGATTGATACTGAAACACAGGTTGTTATTCCTGAAGAGTCTGTTCCTCCTCCTACTAATCTACAAGAGAGTGTAGTTCCTTGGATTAAGAGTATTGAAGATGCTGAGACTCGTGCTGAGTTAGGTACACAGATTGCTAACGGAGACTACAGAACCTTCTTTACTGAAGCTCCATTCCGTTTCACTGAGACACCAGACTTCCGTTACTCAGATGCATTCAACCCAGACAATCCACTAAGACAAGAGAACATTGATTCTTTTATCAAGGCTGGTCAGTCTCGTCTAGGTCAGTCAGAAGATGCACTCAAAGAACTAGTTAGTGCTTATGCTCCACAGCTGCGCTCTGAGCTAGGCTTAACCACAGAGTTCAAGGCATTCACACCTGAGCAAGCTGCTGAGTTCATGCGTATGCGTGGCTTAGAAGAAGTAGCTCCTGCTGAGATCCTTAGAGCATTCACTCCTATCGTAGAAGATTCATGGAAGAAATTCAATACTATATCTGAACTAATGCAGATAGGTAGGTCAGAAGGTTTATCTCCTGCTGAGTTAACTGCTATGTTTAAAGCAGACATCGAAGCTATCAAGCCGTTCTTAACATCTCCTCTTGGCTCAGCTCGTAATGCAGGTAAAGCACTACAAGCACAAAAGCAAATCAAGAAGTCTTTAGGTGGTCTATCTCCTGCACAGGTTCGTAAGTACTTAGATAGTAACCAAGGTAAGACTGAGACAGAATCGCTGATGGACTTGATGGATGCTGTGCGTCAGATCAAGGATGCTCCTGGTTCGTCATTCGATAAAGAGATTGCTATTCGTGCATTGACTCGTGATGCACTGAAGCAGCCTAAGTGGAATGATAAGTTTGGTGAGTATGTTGTTAACTCCTACATCTCTGGTCTCGCTACTCCATTCGTTAACGCTGCCTCTGGTATAGCTAAGCTAGGTCTACTTAGCGTAGAGCGTGTACTACAGGCTGTAAATCCAGCTAGTAAAGTAAAGCTGGGTGAAGTTATTCCTGCATTCAGAGGAATGATGGATGGTATGCTGGAAGGTGCTTACTTTGCTAAGGAAGGATTCTTGCGTGGTAGTCCTTTAGATACATCAATGCCTGAGATTCGTGGTGCTATTGGTATGCAAGAAGGTGCTAGTCGTGCAGAACAACTAATAGGTAAAGGAGTTCGTATACCTGGTAAGATTGGAGTAGCTACTGACGAGTTCTTCAAAGCTATCTTTCGTAAGATGGAGTACAACGCACAAGCATATCGTCTAGCCTCTAGTGGTAAGTATGGTGATCAAGATGCAGTATACAATGCACTGCGTAATGTCAATACTAAGTCTGCTAACTGGCGAGATCAAGTACTAGAAGTACCTGGCTTAGCTGGATTGCCTGATGGTATTCGTGCTAAGTTCATTCAAGAGGTGGGTGACTTTGCTAAGTCTGCTACATTCCAGGCTGATCTAGGTAAGTTTGGTAACAACATCCTACGATTCAGATCACAACATCCTGAACTAGCATGGGTTGTTCCATTTGTTAAGACTCCTATCAACATCATGAAGGATGCATTGTCTTATACTCCTTTAGGTATCTTCTCTAAGAATACACCTAACGATGTTAAGATTGCTCGTGTAGCTATTGGTACTGGTATTGCTGTTGGTATATCTCAGTTAGTAGGTAGTGGAGAGATTACTGGTAGTTATCCTAAAGATGCTGCTAAGCGTAACTCTATGATTGCTGCAGGTATCCCTGAGTACAGCATGAGGATTGGTGATACATGGTATTCCTATGCTCGTCTTGAGCCTGTAGCTACAATCATGGGTTCTACAGTAGATGGTATCAATGCTGTTAAGAACTACACTGATAAGAATCCCTATGACCGTAAAGCTAAAGACTTAGTACTGGACGTAGTTGGTGGTATCACTAAGAACATTGCATCGAAGACCTTCTTAGAGGGTATCTCTGGTGTGCTCCAGGCTATTCATGATCCTGAGCGTTACGGTGGTAGCTTCATTAACAGCTTTGCTGGTTTAGTTGTGCCTTCATTCGTAGCTGCTCCTGCTCGTAGTGCTGATCCTTATCAGCGTGTCGTCACTGGCTTCGGTGAAGCAGTACAGAATCGTATACCTGACTTTGGCTTAGGTCTGCCTGTACCAGCTCGTCAAGAGTTACCTGTACAGTCTATGTTATTCGGTGGTGAGCGTCGTAACCCTGCTACTGGACAAGCTGCATTCACTGGTATTCAAACTGCACCTGCTGTTCAGACTGAAGTACAGAGAGAAGTAGCTCGTGTCAAGGTAGACTATGACTTGCCAGGTAAAAAGCTTAAAGGTGTAGAACTAGAAGGTGCTGATCAAGCTAGATACCAAGCTATCTCTAGTCAGTATGCTGATCCAATGCTAGAGAATATGATTGCATCTCCTGTATATCAGAATGCTTCTGATCCTATGAAGAAGATACTGCTTGAGAAAGCACTGCAGCGTTCACGCAAGATAGCTACTAATCTTATGTTTGCTGAGAAGCGTCAAGACCCTGAGTTTGTACAGCAGTACATTAGAGCTAAGCTTAAGAAAAAGGGAGTAGAAGAATAATGTTTCCACTAGACACAATCCTTAATGTAGGCATGAAGCTGGTAGATAAGTTCTTTCCTAATCCTGAAGACAAAGCTAAGGCTCAGCTAGAGCTATTGAAGATGCAGCAAGAAGGTGACTTCAAGAAGATGGAAGCTGACATTGTAGAGGCTCAGGAGCTTACTAAGCGTCAAGAAGCAGATATGATGTCTGACTCTTGGTTGTCTAAGAACATCCGTCCTATGACCCTTATAGCGATCCTAACAGGGTACTTCATGTTTGCTCTGATGTCTGCCTATGGCATGAATGCACATCAAGCTTATGTAGAGCTACTAGGTCAATGGGGTATGCTTATTATGTCCTTCTACTTTGGTGGTCGTACACTAGAGAAGATTATGGATATGAAGACTAGGAAGGAATGAAGATAACACCTCACTTCACCTATGAAGAGATGACTGCATCGCAGACAGCTGCTCGTAATGGCTGGCTTAATAAGCCTACTGACATAGAGTTCCAAAACCTGGTGAGGTTGTGTCAGTTCCTAGAGACTGTACGGTCTGAGCTAGGTAGGTCTATCACTGTTACTAGTGGGTACAGATCTAAGCAGGTGAATGATGCTATTGGATCTAAGGATTCTAGTCAGCATCGAGTAGGATGTGCTGCAGATATTCGTGTATCGGGGATGACCCCTGATCAGGTTGTAGCTACATTAATTATGAAGGGTTTACCTTACGACCAGCTCATCAGAGAGTTCGATAGCTGGGTGCATATCAGTGTACCATTAACTCCTAGTACACCTCCAAGGAAACAAGCCCTAATCATTGATAGAAAAGGGACTCGTCCTTATCAGTAGTGTTGTATATTAATCCTAGAATCTTAGTCTTTTCTACACAGTACAAACAAAACACTAAGTATATCCTAGGATAGTAGGATAAAAAGACAACCCCCGAAGGGGCTGCCATAAAGAGTTAGTCTTTGGGAGAGGCTAACATCAAACGAATAATACCTAGATCAAGAACATAATAGTTTGCTTCTTCCTGATCTACATACTCAAAACCAAACATCAAACCGCATATAAAGTGTAGTTCTAAAATCATATTGTACATCCTCCTGCTGTGCAGCTTAGCATTTGTGCTCCTTCGACATTATCGTCATACTCCTGGAAGTTATCCCAATCAATGCCAGTAGGCTGCTGATCAAGTAGCTTCTTGTAATCCTCTTCAGTACACTCTTCATATGGTGCTTGTCGATATGTTCCTCCATCCATTGGAAGGAAAGACACACCAGTAACCTCATCGAAGTGCTTGTACACCCATGCCCCTACTTCCATCCACTCATTCTCTAAGACAGAGATAGTGACTGATGGCTTGTGCTCACAGTAGTGACGCTGGTAAATCA